CCGCGACAGGGCCGCATACTCGAACTGCTCGGGATGGACCAGCGTCGAGTTCTGCCGGGCCAGGACCGACGCGGCCCGGGCGAAGAACACGTCATCGCTTTCCTGATCGGCGCCGCCGAGCAGCGCCGCAGCCAGCTTCGCCGACTCGACGAAGGGGTAGTTATCGACGACCGACAGCGGCGCACCGGACGGCGACCCGTTCGGCAGCGAACCGAGCCGGTCAGCGACGACGTTGACCTGCCCCGTCAACGTCTCAGAAGTGATGATCGACAGGTCTTCGGTCGTGAACAGGTCGATAGATTCAAGGCTTGAATCGAGCGCCAGGCGCAGCCGGGTACCGGCCGGGATGACCTGCGTCGGATTACTGTTCGTCACGGTGAACTCGGCACGGCCCCGGGCGGCGACGCCGTCGGAACGGGCCGTGCCGTAAAGGCCCATGATCTGCTCAACGACCCGCGGGCCGAGCAACTGCAGCGACAGGATCTCGGGGCCGAGCATGATCGCCAGCGACTCGAGCAGCACCAGTTCGGTATTCCCGCCCCGCGGTACCCATTCGGGCATGACGGCCTGAATGTGGGTAACGGCGGCGTCAACAAGGTCGACTTCGGTGCCGTAGTCCAGCAGCCGCAGGTTCTCCATTTCGGGAACGTCGAAAATGGGGGGCATTAGTTGGTTCCTTCCGAGCCGCGCGACCAGGTGATTTCGGCGGCGGCTTGCGAGTTGTTTACCGGGGCCGTTTCGATGCCGACGACCGTGATGCCCTGCGGGCCGTGTTCGTCGAGACCGACCTGCACGTCGCCCACGAACAGGCCCGCGAAGGCCGGATCTGGCACGCCGTAGCTCGGGCGCATGGGGCGTTCGCCGATGGTCGTCAGGACGAGTTCGGCGATCGCTTCGTCGATCTCGGCATCACTGCCGCGCACGACCGTAGCGACCGACCCGGTCGGGGTCAGGCGAAATGGGAAGCTGATTGATCCGTCGGCCATGAACCGATCGTGCCCCGGGCCGTAAATGTCGTGGGGGAAGGCTAGGCTGAAGGCATAGAAATGCCCCGCGACGCTGGCAGGCGCCCGGGGCTGTGACCGACGCATAAGGGAGCGCCGATATGGCTAATCGTATCTGTTCAATCGAAGACTGCTCGAAGGCTCACTACGGGCGTGGCTACTGCCGCCAGCATTGGCGGCGCTGGCGAGATAGCGGCGACCCGAACGGTACGGGTCGAGTGCACTACGGGACGCCAGAAGAAGCATTTGCCGCTCACGCTAAGCCTGTCGGCGACTGCATCATATGGACCGGGACTATCCAGCCGCCAGGCTACGGGAACCTGATGGTCGACGGCCGCAAAATGCTTGCCCACCGCTACGCATGGCAGCGAGTGAAAGGCCCGCTCGACCCCGCGGTATTTCTTGACCATCGCTGCCATGTGCCAGCATGTGTGAAGATTTCGCACTTGCGCCCTGCTACCCCGAAGCAGAATGTCGAGCACGTACAAGGCCCGCGGGCCGATAACACGTCGGGCTATCTCGGCGTCTCATGGGATAAAGCGCGTCAGAAGTGGACCGCTGCAGTCGGTCATAACGGCAAGACGTATCATCTCGGTCGGTTCGAAGACGCTGCGGTTGCTGGCGAAGCTGCCCGGCTGAAGCGCATCGAGCTATTCACTTACAACGACGTAGACCGACAGCGAAGCCCCGCCGCTTAATAACGACGGGGCTTCGGGCGCTACTTAGGCTACGGGGCTTCGTGCCGGCCGTCAGTCCCGGTGCTGGTCGCGGCTTCGATCGCTGGCGCGACGCCGGTCGGTTTCCATAGGGCCTTGTAGGCGGTCGAGGCGACGACGAACACGACGAGGACGGCGGTCACTAGGCCGACGGTGCTGAAGATCCCGTTCAGCCAGGCCGTCACGGCGGCGACGATCAGGTAGAACACGAACGCGACGATCGACTTGCGTCGCGGCGACCATGCGGCCTGTTGAATGACGGCGATGACTGGCGGGCTGAAGAACCCGACGGCCATAAGCCAGAGCGCGACGGGGCCGAGCGCGGCCAGGGTCGACAGGGTAGCGGCGTCCATCATTTCGCCCCCAACTTCTGGCCGAGCAGCGCGACGACCTGCGCGGCGATCTCGCCGGGCAGGATCTTCAGGATATTGTCGGCCGCGACTTCGGGGTCTTCGGCGCCGGGCCGGGTCGACTCGACGAGCCGCACAATATAGCCGCCGTCTTCTTTGGTCAGGGTCTTATCCTGCCCGGCCATGATCGCGGCGAACTGCGCGTCGCGTTTGTTGTTCATGTAGGCACCGTCGGACTTGTTAAGCATCCGGTCGTTCTGGTAGGCGCCGTCGGCCTTCGTGAACAGGTTCTCTTTGAGCCATTCCTGCGCTTCGGGTGTGAACACGTCGTCTCCTTCTTCGGTTGTCCCTTGCGGGTTGATGGTGCTGACGCGGGGCCGCAGGTAGCCGAGCAGGCCGCGCTTCGTCAGGTGTTGCAGGATGGTCGGGCCGGTCGAGTCGGTCGAGTAGCCCGGCAGGTCAGGGCGGGCGGCGCTGCTGTTCTGGCTGATGCACAGCAGCAGGCCCCCCGCATCGCGAACGACGCTGGCGACGTGCGTCGAGGGGTAATAGCCGGGGGTCGCGCCCCATATGGCCGTGTCGCCCGGCTGGCCCGGCAGGTCAGGCCCGACGCGGGTGTAGGCGGCAGCGATCGCCGGGGTCTGCGGGAAGGCGTCAAACATGTTCCCGGCCCAGCCAGGCCAGCGCCCTTCGCCCCAGGTACTCACGACCGGCAGGCCGAGCAGTTGCGCGACCCGCGCCGCTGAGTCCCAGCACTGATTACCGGCCGCGCCGTCGACGTTGATGTAAGTGCCGCTAAGCCGGGTCGCGATCTCGGTCATACGGTCTACGGTGATGGGTTCCATGCGTCTCCACTCGTGGGCGTTTGGCTCTAGGGTGTCGCCCGCCGCCCGGGGCGTGTGGGAAGGCTCAGGGCAGGGGCAGGCCCGCGGCCTGCAGCGCTTCGGCGTTCGCGTCGCGCTTACGCTCGGCCCGGGCCAGGCGTGACCGGAGATCCTTGATCGTTTCGTTCAGCATGTCGATCTGCGCCCGCAGGCTTTGGACGGCGACCGATTCGAAGTCGACCGTCTCGCCCAGGGTCGTCGAGGGCGACGGGATCGCCGGGGCCGCGGCGTCCTTCTTCTTATCTTTGAGGTAGTTCAGCACGCCCAGGATCAGAGGCGTCAGGGTCGCCGTTGCGGCGACGATGGAGAGCAGCACAGCGGAAAGGTCCACGTCCTGCCCCCTTACTTGTCTGTGATCGGCGGTTCAGCGAGAGTCGCGTCATCTGCCGGTCGGGCCAGCGCGAACGCTTCCCGAAGTCGTTTACGGTCACGCCGGATCTGCTTGATCCTGAAGCCGCAAGCGACGGCGCCGCCGAGTACATAGATTTGCGTCGTCAGGCCCTTGTCGAGTCCGTACATGACGAACAGGGCGACGGCGAAGAAGAGGTTCATCGCGCCCAGGCCCCACGCGGCCAGCGATTCGAGGCGCAGCCCGCCGTCGGGGTTCGCTGCCCGGTGCGCCGCGGTGATCGCGAATAGCCCGGCCAGGCCCGACAGGAACAGCACCAGCCCGACGACCGGGATGAACAGCAGCGCGGACAGGGCTTGCACCTTCACGCCGCCGACCAGGATGACCAGCCCGAACCCGGCCTGCGTGCCGTAGGTCGAGTAGGCGAAGGCGTGCGTCGATGACGTCAGGGTGAGGGGTTTCATCGCTTCGCGACCCTGATGCGCCAGAGCAGGAACGTCAGGTAGCACCAGACGGCCGGGGTCGCGTAGGCGCTGAACGCTGTCGGCGGCGCTTCGAGGGGGCCGACGATCGGGTAGATCGTCATGACGCCGATCAGCGCATGCACCGCGCACAGGCCCAGGGTCGCGCCCTTCACGAAGTCGCGGTCGCGTACCGAGCCGTAGAGCAGGATCAGGGACGTCAGGGCGTAGAGGCCCGCCCACACGGCCGGGTGCGCGACCGCGAACACGGTCGAGAATGATGCCAGGCCGGTGTACCTGTCGGCGAAGAACCCGAACGACGCGGCGTTGTAGAGGCCGAACAGGGCGAGGGACGTCGCCGAGAGTTGCGGTATGCCGTGTTCGCTGACCCGGTCGAGCAGGCGGGCGGCGGCGCGTTGCACGCCCCTGACCCGGGCAGTCAGTGCGCCCATTACGTCAGTTCCGCTCGTAGGGCGGCGATCGCCGCGTCGACGTAGCCCTTCGTCGCCGCGTCGCCCGAGCCGGTCGGGCTAGTGACGCCGAGCCTGCCGTCGGCGTACCGCATCGCCAGGGCGAGGCCGGTCGCGCTGGCCGTCGCCGTGTCGAGTAGGGCCTGATCGGACCCGCGCAGGGCGCCCGCGGTGGTCGGAGTCGCGAGCGGCAGGCGTGCCGGGGCGACCGTGCCGGTCGTGAGGTTCGAGGCGTTCGAAGCAGCGGTGTCGACGTAGTTCTTCGTCGCCGCGTTGCCAGACGAAACCGGCTCGCCGGTGTCGATCCGTCCATTCGACGCCCGCATGACCAGCGTCGACGCGGTCGCTGCGGACGTCGCGGCGTCGAGTTTGGCTTTATCGGCGGCTGACATGGTGCCGGGAACGCTTGCAGTCGCTACAGGAAGGCGTGCCGCAGCGACCGTGCCGGTCGTAATATCGCTGCCGTCCCAAACCTTCCCGTCAACGTATCCCTTCGTCGCGGCGTCGCCGGCTGCCGACGGGGCCGCTACCGCGAGCCGCCCGGCCGCGTCGCGCATGGCGATCTTCGACGCG